GATATCAGGCATCCAATATGTTACTTGCCAGTCAATAGGATTATCACCACAGATGGCATTACTCAACTCAATATGTTTTTCAACAGAATGATCGAAGATACCAATCTGTATATAACCATCATGAGTAACACATTCACCATTGCCAATGTCAACTATGTAAAGAGTCTTCACTCATCTTATCCAAAAGTAGAGTCGGGTTCTAAAGCAATATAATAAGTTACATTAATGTTTTGGTTGGTAAACTTGGCAAGAAGTTTTTCAGAAACAATTACATCATAAGTTCCAGGAACAATCTTAAGGTTCTCTTCTTTAAAGTTGAAGACAAACTCTTTATCTGTTTCACCAACAATGATAGAGAAATCATTAGAGGTGTCATTCTTCTTATCTCTTGCAACCAGTTTGATAACTCCTGCTTCACCAACAGCAGAAATATCAGGTAGTTGATAAATTGATGATGCTTTCTTAAGTTTTTCTAGTTGTTGACTTGTAAGAATAAAACATACATCCTCTGTTGGGAGAGTGATATCTTTATCTGGTGGTGCAACAATTACAGATGGGTCAGCAAAGAAATACTTGCTACGCATCTTTCCTTCTCTAATCATCACATAACCATCATTTTTAAAATCAAGTTCTGCATCAGAATGAAGTGATAGACCATTAAGGAATTGATTAAGGTCATAGATTGCAAAATCCTTTGAGAAGTCTTCTTCAATATTAGCTTCAGCAAGGATATTCTTCATAACACTAATAGTGCGAAGTTTACTACCTTCTTTAAAAAGAATTGACTGATTGATTGAAGAGAAGTTCTTCAGAAGATTGACAGTGGTTTCAGACAGTTTCATAGTTGTAGGTTTCAGTTTCATCTCACTGTGGGTAGGTTTCACGTTTTGCATTTTTATCATTAAAATGCATTAGAAGAACAGCATAGTGCAGAATCTTCATAATGTCACGACGGGCAGTACCCTTCTTATCGTATCTTGATGCGTACTTAAGGATGTTGGATCTACAGAATGCTTCACCATCACCACAAGCTTCAATCAGATCAAGAGTTTGAATCTTATCATCACCAGCAGAATAATGCTGATCATATGTTCTAGTAATGTAATCTTGCAACTCTTTAATGATTACATCTTCACTATACTTCCTCCTACTAGTGGTTGGAGGATTAGAAGGTTCTGTTAGATCAAAAGAGATATGATCTTCACCCTCTGCACCAAAAATCATTGGAACTGGTGCAGCAGCAACAATATCACTACTAAAATTAATAGTATCTGATGATGATTCTGCTCCCATAGGATTACCTACCATACTTCCTCCATCATAATTCCAAAAGTCTTGAGAACCATTTGTTAAATCCCAATTTTTATATTCTTTGTTCCTGTCTTTATCATAATAATATTTGGAATGAGTGACAGTATCTTTAGGAATACTATCCTCATAACGTGTTTCAAAGTTTTCACTCATTTTCAATTCCTCATAAAGTAGTGACCAAGCGTTTATCATTAATTATATCAAGCAGAAGGTTCCATGTCAACCATTTCAAAATCAGCATCTACCTTATCATACAATTCCATGAATGCTTGTTTGGTTTCATCATCAAAACGATTAATACAAACTTTCATTGCTTTTTCTTTATCACCAAAGATACTATAAGCACGAATGATATGCACTAAACGCCTTGTACTGATAACATCCTCAATACCTCCATCATAAAAAGTCTTACGAATGATGTCTGCCCAATCACACAGATACTTACAGAACTCACTATCAGAGACTCCTACAGTGTCAGATACACCCTCTAGGATCTTCTGTTCAACAGAAGGTGATGGATATGCCTGTTCAAAGGTTACTGGGAACCTTTCAAGGAAGGCTTCATTGAGCACATTAGTACCAATGAATCGTCCATCATCACTCCCCTTTCCTTTAGTATTTGCGGTTGCGAATACTTGGAAACCTGTTGTGGGCGCAATGAACTTGCCAATCTTCTTGAGGAAAATCCCTTTTCCTTCAAGAATAGATTGGAGGCAAAGGATTTTGTTTGAGGCAAGGTCAATTTCATCAAGGAGCAAGATTGCTCCACGTTCAAGGGCTTCAATGACTGGGCCATTATGCCAGATGGTTTCACCATTGACAAGACGAAACCCACCAATAAGGTCATCTTCATCAGTTTCAATTGTAATATTGACACGAATTAATTCCCTTTTGAGTTGAGAACAAGCTTGTTCAATAAAGAATGTTTTACCATTACCAGAAAGACCTGTAATGAATGTAGGGTAGAATAAGTTGGACTTAATAATTTTTTTGATATCGAGAAAACTACCAAAGTTGACGAAAGTATCATCTTTTTCAGGAATAAGATTTTGTTCTACAGCAGGAAGAGCAGCAGGAGACACATATGTTTTTTCTAGTTTTTCTTTAACAGTCAAATTCCACTTACCACGACCAACTTTATAAATATCCAGTTTCTTAGTTACAGTTTGATATGTGGTGTCATTCATAGTACACCAAGCACGAACATCAGCAGCTACAATTTCAGATCCATAAAGATTGTTTAGAGAAGACAGAATGTATTCTGTGGAGAGTGCCATGTATTTTGTTTAACTGAAGTCATTATAGGGCAAAAAGAAAGGGTCTTAAGACCCTTAGTGTCACTTTGCTAACTGTCCATACTTATATCGCATGGCTTGAAGTAGATATGCCTGACCAAGAGATCTAGGACCATCCTCAAGTATTTTAATTACCTTTGGATCTTTTTCTGATTCCTTTGCAATTTCTTTCCAGTTTTCTTTCATGCTACTAGAGAGATAAATTTACCAAGGACTTTTTTATTTAGTGCCTTGGTTTTCAAATTTTTAACAAAAGCAGATTTAATCTTTGCCTTAGAAGCTCCCTCTTCAACATCAAAGTCAGCATCATTATTCAAAGCAGATGTTTGCATAGCAAAGTAGGATGTATATCCAGTATTTTTAATATCATAGAATTTGTCTTTCTTCATTTTTTTACTCATTACATCATCAATTATTTCATACCTTCTGACAAATTGATTCATCTCTCTTGATGGACAAAGACGAATACCAATAAAGTTTACATCCTTATTTTCTTGTTTCAGATTCTCAAGAAGAACTTGAGTGAACTTATAATATTCATATTGGATCTGATAGGTATATCCAGTCTTTCTGTTCCTAAGATAAGAATTCATAGCAGTAATGTGCTTAGCTCCTTGACCACCATAAAAACTTTCTCTAGCAATCATCAGACAATTAGTTTCACCATCAGTCAGGACAAAACAATGAGTTTTCTGTACTCCATGCATTTTGTTGAAGGCAGGGATAATTTTATGAAGTGACAGAATTGCTTCATTAAGAGGAGTGCCAGAAAGACTAAACTCTGCTGGATAATTATATGGTACATAATTTCTAAAACCAAACACCATTCTGAATATGGATTGCATCTGCTTTTCCAAATCCTTCCTTTTCATATTACTAGAAAGAAGATTCATCATTTTGAATGATCCATCAATAATAAACTTACCCTCTTCCCAGATATGTTCAATCTCTTCCCCCTCTCCCCTCATATATGAATTTGTGAAAGCATAGACATCAAAGGGGATATTACATTTATTGCAGAACCAGATTAGATTGTAGAGTTGTTTAATTGTATCAATGATTGAATTTGCCATTGAACCCGACCAATCAAGAACAAAAATAAGTCCATGATTCTTACCATCAGCAAGAGTAGTTACTTTCTTAAATAAATCTTCATTGTATTTGTAAGTATGAAGTTTGGAGCAATCAAGAACACCAGTCCTTGAAGTAGCAGAACGTGCATAAGCATCAGCAGATTTCTTACATTCAAACTCTTTTACAAGATAATTGATTTCACGTGAAGCAGATTTTCTGAATTTATTATATTCACTGTCAGCATATTTAAAACATTCTTCAATAGAATTTGCATAAAGATCTTCTGACCATTCAAACTTTTTTTGAATCTCATCAAAAGGGATAACAATTTTATTAATATCAATTTCAGGAATCTCATAATATCCAGTGTCATCATCACTCACATTACCATTGAGATCTTCAATACCTTCCTCAAAGGCACTATCAGTTTCAACCTCTGGTTCTTTATCATCTTGTTTAGTATTTTCTGCAGTTTCAGAATCATTAGAAGATTGTTCATCAATATCATCAGATGCTTCATTTTCAGACTCACGCTTTCCTGCTTCCTCAAGCATTTCTTCATGAGTCATTATTTCACCACCAGGTTGTCCATCTTGAGAAGGTGGA